ACGGCTCTTGATACTGAGTTTGATGCTCTTGAAGCATCTAGTTCAGGTAGTGTTAACGTCAAGGAGTTTGGAGCTGTAGGTGATGGGGTAACGGATGATACTGCTGCTATCCAGGCAGCTATAGATGCTGTATCTACAGGTAGCGGTGGTGATTTACATTTCCCTGCTGGCACATTTGTAATCAATGCTCCTATTGTACTAGCTACAGGTGTTAATTTAAAAGGCTCAGGTAGAGCACATAGAGCGTTTTATGCCAACGGTGCATACACTAAGAACGGTACAGTATTAAAGTTTACAGTTGATGCTGCTGAAGATTGTATAGCTTTTGTAAACACTCCATCTAGGGGTCATCAGGGCATATATAATATGTCTATATTTGAGGCAGGATCAGCAGCTTTCAATGCTATAGTAACTACTAATAGTGCCTTACATATTACAATGGAAGATGTAGAGCTTGGATGTCTTAATACTACAGGTAGAGGTATAGGTTTAAATATTAATAGACCTACTACTGCTGGTTCTATATATGGATGCTATAGAAACATAGTTACACAAGCTGTTCATACAGGTCTTAAGTTAAGCGGTGATGTTAACTCATTAACTTTTACAGGTGGATCATTTAGTGGTACAGTTTATACAGCTATAATTACTAATGACGGTGTTCACTTTCCTCATGCTGTTAGCTTTAATGGAACATCTTTTGAAACAGTGTATGACGCTTCTATTCAAGAGTTTGAATTTATTAAAGGCTCTAAGAATATACATGGGTTTTCAGACAATGCTAATTCGTATATATGTAAGATATTTAAGATGGATTATGGTGATGGAATATCATTTGATAGTTGTTATTGGGAGAATGGCAGTAACCCTCCAACGTATGACGATGGATCAAATGGTTCAGCACCTCTAGCATCAGTGATAGCAATAGAGGACTCAGCATCTAATATAAACACTATTAACTTAAACGCTTGTAGAATGGCTGCCTACGCTTATGTTGTAGGTGGTAGATCAATAATGATAAACGGGTTGCCAACAGGAAACGTATTAGACACCAGTGTACCAACAACCTACATAGGTAGAAATGCAACAGCAACAGTAGTAGCTACTTCTACTCTTACTCCTATTATATATGATAACTTAGGGCCACTACATAAGAATGTAGGCACTAAGATAAAGTATGATGACACATCTGGTATAGCAACCTTTATGGAAGCGGGCACTTATAAGATACACGCACAGATATACTTCCCCTCTACTACAGCAGGAGAGAGTTATCTTAGGGCAGTTATCACAACAGGCACACCCGTTGCCACAGGTACACATGATGCAGCCACTAGTACAACTGTATGCACAGACTCAGGCGAGGCTTGGACTGTAAATGCTTATACTGACTATTTAATAAAGAATACAACAGATGGATCGCAAGGGTATATAGCATCTAATACAGCAACGACTATTACAGTGGGAGCATTAACAGGTGGAACAGATGACGACTTTGATAGTGGTGATACATTCGAGGTATACACCGACCAACAATACTTTGGGGCATGTGGTTCAGTAGCCAATAATAGATCGCTAGTTGTAGACTGCATAGCAGAAGTAGATGTATATGGAACAGTATGTATAGAGATGTTTCAGAGTAGCGGTGGTAACGTAACCGTATCCGCAGCACCCGATTATTCACACTTACATATAGTGAAGGTATAATGACCCTAACAACAGAGGAAGTATAGCGGCATGATTAAACCAATCCTCCACCACATAGCAACTGACCCCAATGCACCTATTCATCAAAAGCTAGGTATGTTAGGTGCCTTTTCAAGTTGTATATTCTTTTACTCATTTGATTTATTAATGTTATCTTTACTTGGACTCCTCCTTGGAGGACTTGTAATGGGCATATTTATTGAATTAGTACAACGTATCCAACGTATAGGTAAGACTCAAAATACAATTAAAGAAAGTGTACTAGATGCCCTAGTAACAGCGACATGGCCTCTAATGTTTATAAATAATAAATAAGGATTTAATATAAATGGCATATACAAAGCAAACAGATTTTGCTGTACAAGGCGTACTATCCAGCAACGAGATCCAAAGGAACATCAGGGGTACGGCTCTTGATACTGAGTTTGATGCTCTTGAAGCGGGGGTGCAAAGTAGTGTTAATGTCAAGGAGTTTGGAGCTGTAGGTGATGGGGTAACGGATGATACTGCTGCTATTCAGGCAGCAATCAACTCTACAGTAGATGTATTTTTCCCGAAAGGTGTGTACCTCGCTGGTTTGCTAACCCAGTCCACCAATGAGCAACGATTTAGCGGAGCTGGTGGGGCAAAAATCAAAAAGAACGCCAATGGTGCTCTGTTTACTTCAACAGGTCATAATGTACAATTAGAGAGTTTAATCTTTTCCGGTGATTCTGTGACGCCAGTTTTCACAGGTCATAATGTTGTATTAAATGGCGACCATCCAAGCTTGATTAATTGTGGCTCAAGATGGGCTTTCGCTAGAGCAGTAAAAGCTACAGGGGCGCATGTTCAAATTCTAGGCACAAATGATATTTATCATACCTCTGACGCAACAGCATCTGGCTATGACATCGAAATCGGCTCTGATGCAACAGCAACCCTTTACCACCAACTAACCAATGTTTACACCTCTCAAGCAACTGGTGGGATTAAATTAAGAAACACTGGCACATCGTCAATTAAAGGTGGTCAATTTGGGAAGTTAACTATTGAGGCAGGAGCGGCACTTACGGGCAGTGCTGGGCCGTATGTAACGGCTTGTAGAGTTAATGGTGATGTTACCGTACATCAATCTAATAGTGTTTTATCTGACATGACGATTTCAGGAGATGTGATATTGGGTGATGGCTCAATCGCATATTCGGGTATTGTTTTTGCTGAAACTACCAGATTGCAAGCGGGTTCAACTTTAACCATTAACGACTTTATCAATGACTCGGTAATTCACACCAGACAGTTATCTAGTGCGAATGTTGTTGTAAACCTGAATGATGCCAACGACGTTAACAATTCAATCAGTTATAGGTCGATAAGTTTTACGCCAGTTTGGTTGGGAGCGACCACCAACCCGGTCATTGGTAATGGGGTATTAACAGGCTCTTACAGTAGAGATGGCAACACCTACACACTGAGAATTAACTTGCAAGTAGGGTCAACCACAACATTAGGGAGCGGGGAGTGGTCTTTCTCACTACCAGCAACCCCAGACGGAACTTACACCTGTGTGGGCAGGATATTTGACAGTGGCACTTCTTTTAATATGGTTACCGGTCAAACCACAGGTAATAAATTAGTTGCTTATGCAGAGGGCGCGAATCAGTCCCTACGCTCTAACAATCCAATTGTTTGGACAACCAACGATACACTGGGATTTGTTCTAGTGTTCAACAAATAGAGCACCGTATGACACTAACTAACTAACTAACCCATAAGGAAACCTCTTGACAAATTAACTATATTATGATATAATGAATTATGAATTTATCTTTAAAAAGTAAAGACTTTATTAAGTATTCTAAAGAAGAAGTTGTACTAATCTTAAAAGAGTATATCAAAGAGCAAAAAGAAGTATCTTATCGTAAGATGTTAGATGACGATAACTTTAAAAAATCTAGTTGGAGTGAGTTTCAAGCATTTCAATTAGGCTTTCAAAAGGCTCTTACTAAACTTGATTTGTTTATACCTGACCAGGAAGGCATTTAAAATTGACAACCGAAGAAACTATATTTGCTGGTGAAGAGACCTCTAACCCAGCAGTAGAAGTACCAGCCACAAATAAGACGGAACTTCCACCCGAAGTATTTGACTTTGTAGGCGAAGGCAAGAAGTATGCAACACAAGATGCGGCATTAGCATCTATTCCTCATGCACAGAATCACATTTCAACCCTTGAACAAGAGCTCCTGACTTTAAAAGAAGAGCTTACTAAAAGGAAAACAACCGAGGATCTTCTTGCTGAATTGAAGGAAAGTAATTATATGGAAAATACATCCAATGAAACTGTAACTAATAGTAGTGGGCTTACCCAAGAGCAAGTCTCTCAGATTGTACAAGAGAGTCTAGTCTTAAGGGAACAGGAGAGTGTCTCTAGCTCTAATGTTAAACAAGTCGTGGATACTTTTGTTAACACGTTCGGGGATACTAGCAAGGCGAATGAGATGTTTACTAAGGTAGCATCCGAGTCCGGCTTATCTGTTTCAGACTTGAACAGACTAGCTGCTTCTTCACCCAATGCAGTATTAAAACTAGCTGGGATAGACAAACCCTCTAGCCCTCCACTTGCAGCAAAACTTACAAGCTCTATTAATACAGAAGCTTTGGATCGCAACACACCAGACTCCAGTCTTTCTGCTCGTGTAATTAGTGGGTCTACTAAAGACCTAGTAGGTGCATGGAAGAATGCTGGGATTAAAGTAGGCAGACAATATTAATTTAATTAAAAGGAAATAAAAAGATGTCACAACTCACAGGTAATACAACAGCTTTCGTAGAAGCTGAACAATATAGCCAATTTATTTTGGATAACATGCACGATTACTTGCTTCCAGCAGGTATGTATCGTGACGTATCAGACTTCGGTTCTGGTACTACTCTTAACATTAAAACTGTTGGTACAGTTACTCTTCAAGATTCACAAGAAGATACTCCTCTAGTATTTAATCCTATTGATACTGGTTCAGTAACTTTAGGTATTACTAACTATGTTGGCGATGCTTGGCGTGTATCTGACGACTTGCGTGAAGATGGTTCTCAAATTGATACGTTGATGGCTATGCGTGCTCTTGAGTCTACTCGTGCCTTGGGTGAGAAGTATGAAAGTGATTTCTTATCTTCTGCTAATTCATCTCAAGCAGCTGGTCTTAACCTAGTTAACAATCGTCCTCATCGTTGGATTGCTGGTGGTGCTGGTGCAACTACACGTACAATGGATCTTACCGATTTCATTAGTATGAAACTAGCTTTTGATAAAGCTAATGTACCTGCTGGTGGCCGTATCGCTATTGTTGATCCTGTAGTTGAGGCTTCTCTCAATAGTATTACTAATCTAGTAAACGTAAGTAATAACCCTCAATTTGAAGGTATTATTACTGAAGGCTTTGCTCGTGATCATAAGTTCGTTAAGAACATCTTTGGTTTCGATGTATATACTTCTAACTTCTTGT